GGAGGCTGGCGACCTCCTGCTGTGCGTCCTCGGCCCTCGCCTTCATGCTGCACATGAAGTCGTTGCCGATGTTGTCCTCTGCCATATCAAGGCGCCCGTCGAAGGCAGCTGCAATGTAGCTGTCCTGGCCCAGTCCCTTGATGATCTCGGCGATCTTGTCGAGTGCTTCGCGCTCCTGCTGCTTCGTTGCCATGTTCAGTCCTCCTTGCTCTGTGCGCTCTGCTCGATCTGGAGCAGTTCATCGTAGATTCGGTTGGCTTCCTCGCTGGTCAGGTTGTACTGCTCGATCAGGTCGGGAAGATCGCTGGCCCGCCAGCCGCCCTCGTACAGGGAGGCCGCGGAATACTGGGTGTCGTACTCCTCCTGGCCGCCGCAGCGGAGATCATCGCGCCAGTTCTCGTAATCGGCCTCCGTCATGTTCATCATCATGGCTTAGCCCTCCTTCTCGACGCCCAGCAGCTCCAGGCTGCCATACACGCAGCCCTCGGTGATCTCACGGGCCTTCTTGCGAGCGGACGTGATGGACACGGCCTCGATCTTGCGGGTGGTCTGGTAGCCGCCGCTGCTCAGCTGGGGGTTGTGGCGGTAGTAGGTGGCGATGTAGGTCTTCATGGCTTTTCCTCCTCAGTAGCAAGCATGTGCGGTGTTGATGATCGTGTAGGCCATCATCTTGATTGCCTCTTCGATTGGCGTGTTCAGGCTCGGAAGGCCCACGCACTCGACCATCTCGACATTGAGGTTGTCGCCGTGCTCGTCCTTCGCGTAGATCAGGCAGCCGTCCTCGTCTTCTACGAGCTCGATCGTGAAGCACGGCTTTTGATCTCCGCACTCCAGATAGCTCCAGAAGATGCGGGCCTCGGTCTTGTTGATGGCCTTGATTGACCACTTCCAGTTGGGGTCATTCTGGTTGGCCTCGGAAACCAGCCTGCGAATCAGGCCCTTGTGCTCGCGCAGATCAAACATAGTTCAGCCCTCCTTGACAAGCTGCACCATCTTGAAGATGCGAGCCCACTGCTCTTTGTTCATGCAGCCCCCGTTGTTCACGAACTCCTTAGCGAAGCTGATCTCCTGCTCCATCTCGGCCTTGCTCATCTCATTCAGGTTTTTCATGGTTAGTTATCCTTTCTCTTGCAAGTTGTTCCTTAATTCTTTGGCTTATCCTCTACAAGTATTATACCACATTTGACTATCAAGTCAACAAACGACTGTTAAACAACCATAGATAAATGTAGAACATTTTCCTTGTTTTTTAGACAAACTGTATACCGGTTGAGGTGAAACATGACAATTTGTGAACGTCTTTTCGACGAATTGAATCTCCGCGGGCTCACTGCGTATGGATTAGCAAAGGCTCTAGGCGTCCATCCGACTACGATCTCGAACTGGAAACAGCGGAACACCGACCCGCCATCAAAATATATAATAGCCATTTGTGGATTCATCGGATGTTCAACCGAGTATCTTTTGACCGGCGAGGATGCCGGGGCACCTGTGGTCATAAAAAAAGAGCCCGTCCCCGGAATATCCGAGAACGGGCGTGAAATGCTGGCCTTGTATGAAAAGCTTTCAGAACGCGATCAGCTACTCTTGCTGGGCCGTCTGCAAGAAATGGCCTCCCCCATGCTGGGCGACTCCAGGGAAAAGAACCAGAAGGACGACGCACGCAGCGCGGCAGGCTGATCTATTTTGACTTCCAGACCGGGAAAATCCTGGAGCCGGAATGTTGAAAACTCGGTGGAAAACCTGTTTTATTTGTAGACTGCCGAAAGCCTAAAATAAAAATAGGGGTCAAATTTTGACCTGTATTTTGAGAATAGGGGTTATTTTTTGACCCTATTTCCCGGAATAGGGGTCAAATTTTGACCTGTATTTTGAAAAATAGGGGTCAAATTTTGACCCCATAAATAGACGTTATATTATATAAGACGTTTAGTAAGACTATGTTGTTATAGTTATTTACTTACTTTCACACACAATTATTTTTTATTTTTGCGGACGAGGTGAAGTTTTCAACATGACGGGTTATATTCGCTGTCGCTCGTGCTTCGAGCTGTTCAACTGTGCCGACCTGGTGTCGGGCCTCTGCCCTGCCTGTGCGAAAATCAGAGCCGATCGGCTGTCAGAGCTCCAGCGGGCATACCAGGCAGCCGTTGACGCTGGAGAGCCTGGAGCCTCGGAGCAGATCGCCGACATGATACGGGCATACCAGAGGTCAGAGGGCGTCCAGCTGCAAGCCGTCCCGCCTGCGTACCGGGTGAAGTGAAGCAGGCCGAAAACCCGAATCCGATAAAACCGGCCCAGTAGGGCTTACAGCGCGTTTTCGGTTTTGGAGGTAAAGAGAGATTCCGAAGCTACAAAACGCCGCTCAGGGCCCGCTCTGCGGCCTTGTGGCATGATTCTGGCAGAATACAGGGAGGTGAGCGTTATTCCTGCGTACAAAGACAAGGAACGGGGCACATGGTACGCCTCGTTTTACTACACCGATTGGCAGGGCCACCGGAAGCTGAAAAAGAAACGGGGCTTTGCTCGGCAGAAGGACGCGAAGGCGTTCGAGGACGAATTTTTGAAGACCAGGGCCCAGAGCTGCGACATGACGTTCGGCTCGATGGTGGAGCTGTACCTGGACGACATGGAGCACAGGTTGAAGGCGAACACGATGCGCAACAAGCGGTATCTGTACCAAGCCCGCATCTTACCCTTCTTCCAGGACTTGAAGATCAACGACATCACACCGGCCCATGTCCGCAAGTGGCAGAGCAATCTACTTGCTGAGGGCGTCGCTCCCACCTATGCGAAGACGATCAACAACCAGCTATCCGCCGTGTTCAACTACGCCTGCCAGTATTACGGCCTTGCCCGGAACCCCGCGAAGGTGGCGGGCAGCATCGGAAAAGAGAACGCGGATGAAATGAAGTTCTGGACGGTGGACGAGTTCACGAAGGTTGTCGAGAACGTGCCGAAGCTCCCAGGCAGAACCGGCCTGTCCGTTCTGTTCTGGACGGGCCTGCGCATCGGTGAGCTGCTGGCCCTGACTCCGGCAGACATCAACCTGGAGGACTGCACGCTCTCGGTCAACAAGAGCTTCCAGACGATCGACGGCGAAGAGGTCGTGACAGAGCCGAAGACGCCGAAGAGCCGCCGTGTGCTGCCCATCCCGCCGAAGCTGGCAGATATGCTCAGGGTGTACCTGAACGCCCTGTACAAGCCTGACCCTGCCGATCGGCTGTTCCCCTTCACCAAGCACTACTTCCGCCAGCAGATGCAGAAGGGATGCAAAGCGGCCGGCATCGAGCCCATCCGCCTGCACGATCTCCGACACTCCCACGCTGCCCTGCTTATCCACCTGGGGACTCCGATCTTGATGGTGAGCGAGAGGCTGGGCCACGAGGACGTCGAAACGACGCTGCGGACATACGGGCATTTGTACCCGTCGGCGACGTCGGATGCAGTGAAAAAATTGAATGATTTGATGCGGTAATGCCAAAATAATGCCACAGGGCAAAAAGAAAAGCCGAAAACCCGGATGGTTCCAAGGGTTTTCGGCTTTTTGTCAATTATTCGAGCTCGATCGTAGCCGGCGGCTTACCGGTGCAGTCATAGAACACGCGGTTCACGTGCTTGACCTCATTGACGATACGGCTGGTGACTGTGCCCAGCACATCCCAAGGCATATTGTAGCTCTCGGCGGTCATGAAGTCGGTGGTGGTAACGGCGCGCAGGGCCACGGCGTAGTCGTAGGTGCGCTCGTCGCCCATGACGCCGACGCTGTGCATATTGGTCAGAGCAGCGTAATACTGGCTGATCTCCTTATCGAGGCCCGCCTTGGCGATCTCCTCACGCCAGATGGCGTCGGCGTCCTGCACGATCGCGACCTTCTCGGGGGTCACTTCGCCGATGATGCGGATGCCCAGACCGGGGCCGGGGAAGGGCTGGCGGCTGACCAGATACTCGGGCAGACCCAGCTCACGGCCAGCCTGACGGACTTCGTCCTTGAACAGGTTGCGCAGAGGCTCGACCAGCTCCTTGAAGTCCACGGTGTCAGGCAGTCCGCCGACGTTGTGGTGGCTCTTGATAACGGTGGACTCACCGCCCAGACCGCTCTCGACGACATCGGGGTAAATGGTACCCTGTGCAAGGAAATCGACCTTGCCGATCTGCTTTGCCTGTTCCTCAAAGACGCGGATGAACTCCTCGCCGATGATCTTGCGCTTGCGCTCCGGCTCGGTGACACCGGCCAGCTTTGCAAAGTAGCG